AGATCTGCTGATTCTGCCGAGCAAGACGTGAACCTGCCATAGATAGTAGCTCCTGAAGGCACTGGGATAACGTCTGTGGCTGTGGATGCAATCTGCTTATATCCAGCTGGAGCTGTGCCGTCGTAGTTATATATACTTCCCTTCACAGTAGCGTCCATTGCGCTTGCCGTTGGATTCATGATAGCATAAATGAACTTACCGTTTGATGGAACAAGCGCATTTGAGCCGTCTAATACAAATACCTCTTTGGGTAGTACGTCTGATGGATGTGGCATATCTTATGTTTTATGAACCTCCGTATGGGTTGTCTGAATCATCATTACCGAATACACCGTATTCAATCAAGCTGTTCACTTTTGTTCCGTACACCTCATACTTCTTGTCGGGCGATACTGGGATAAATGCAAACTCACCACCACCGATCTTGGCTACGAGACCAGTGTCAGTGTCGTTGTGAATATAGATGTAGTTCTCAAGCTCACGCTCCATGTTTTTGATGTACAGGTAAGCTCTTTCTGTACATTGATTTGCGATATAGATCGCCAAATCGTTTGTATCAGCTGCGGTACCCTTGACCTTGGCTCTGATTAGGTTACCAGAGTCAACGACAAGGCCTACGTCCACCCCCAAACTTAGTGGAGACGAAAGCACGTCCGAGCTGGACAAAGCCAAGCTGACTCTAACTAACGCCATTACGCTTCGTAAATGACGAGGTACTCGACGGTCATGTTAACGGCAGACGTGTCGATGTCAATGTCGTTCTCGCCGTCATAAGGGATAAACATGAAGTCTCCACCATAGAGAAAACCAAGAGAAAGGTTACTCGATCCGAGTTCAACCTTGACGTACTCAGAGGGGCTGGTGGAAATGTTCTTGATGTAGACCTTGTGGGCCTTACCCGCAGTGTAATCCGCAGCAGCGATCAGAGTTGTATTAGCCTGAGCAGATGCAAAGAATTTACGAGCGACACCAGTCGTTTGGTCAAGACCAGTGGTTGTTCCAGCCTTGTTGATGTTGGTCGTGGACGAGAGCGCAAGGGCGTCGCCAGTCAAATCACCGCTGGAAATGCTAAGAGTTACAGTAGTTGTAGCCATTTTGATTTGTTAGTTTGTGCAAATATAGGTATTATTTGGACTTCACTAATCGCATACCGCAGGAGGCTTTTTTCTTGCCCTTCCATGAGATGCGCTTAGAGCTTGTCTTCTTGGATGCAGCGCTATTGCACTGAGCCACAGTAGGTCTACATGCGGGATATCCAGTGCCTCTGCTTTTGCTGGCCTTCTTTCTGCCACATGGCACAAACTTGCCTGCACGCTTTGACGCCTTGCAGTCAGCCCAGCCCCTGCCCTGGTTTCTGCCAAACCATTTTCTGAGACCTTCCTTAGCCATTACTTCTTTTTGGACTTATTGCCCCAGTTTGCAGCCCCCACCTTTCTACAGCGCACAAGAGCGCCAGAGGCGTAGGCTGATGGCCACACCTTGTATCTAGATCTCACCTTGTGGTAGCAGGCGTCTCTTTTGCCCTTCTTCTTAGACTTACCGCCTTTCTTGTAAACCTTCATGATTTTGGGTGATCTGCCATCTTGAACTTAGCCTTAGGCACAGCTCCAGGATGCGGTTTATAATCCCCCTTCATTAGGTAGTATCTACCACCCTCCTCCATCCAGTGAAATCCAGATGGTGGATCAATCTCCTTGGTCTTATTGGTGACCGTAAAGTTTGCTTTCTTTTTACCTTTTACCGTTTTCATTAGCAGCGACATTTCCACTTACGCAACGCCTTGTTGATGCGTGAGTTCGGGTTTCTTGCAGTTTTTGCACTGGTCAGCCTCTTCTTCATGCCGCACATGCGTGAGCAGAAAGACTTACGTCTCTTGGCTGCCTTGCTGCCTTTTTTGACCTTGCCAGTAACGGCAGTCTTAAGCTTGCTGCCAGGGTTTGCAGCCCTATACCTTCTAACACCTTTTGCTGTCAAGCCGCCAGACGGAGACTTATCTCCGCTTTTAACAGAAAACTTCTTGGGCATCTTGCCCTTTCTTCCTTTCTTGTTTTCTTTGACGAGCTGCATTACGGCCTGGTTATCACGTATGTTGTTGGACTTGTCTCCGTCAACAAATATAGTGAAGGGCTGGACACGCTAATTTGGTAGCTCGTCGGGGCTGTTACGTCAACAACAGACATTACCTACTCGGTTGTGCCAGGTCTTGATTAACCACAAACGACCCCTTCAAAATTGTAGTGTCCACGCCAGTGGCGTCACCAGTGGTGCTCATTTGAGTCTCATATCTATAGCCACCCGCAGGGATGTTTGACATTACGGCGGAGGTTATTGAGATGTTGAACTTCCCAGTATTTGTTGTTTGATCGGCGTTTTTGGTTACAACGATGTTCCCGTCAGAAACTCTTTGAAGCCCACTGTCCTTTGAGTCCGTCGTAGAAATAAGAAGCTTTGATCCATCAAAGACCTGCGTGTAGAACACGTAGTTGGTAATGTCGATCGCCGTACCAGACGAATCCTTAAGGGTTAGATCTAAAGAGAATGTGTCTCCCTTTACGCAGATAATATCTAAGGTCTGCGCTACGTCAAAATTTACTCTAGACATCAGAGGTTGGTTTCAATATTTTCGTCCATGGCGTCAAACTCGCCACCCTGACCTTGACGCTGAGAAATAAGCTTACTAGTAAGGGAGGCCTGCTGATCGACGCGGGAGGCCTTACCCTCCTCCTTCATGGTCTCAAGCTTCTCTCTAAACTCCTGATCCTCAGTTCTAAAGCCAAGCGTGGCCTGCGCCCTGATCATCTCAATCTCTCTTCTGTGCTCATGCTTAAGATTCTCAAGCTCCATCTCTGCCTGAGTCTTAGCCTGAATCTTTTGCATCTCAAGCTGAGCCTCTGTCTGCAGCTCCTGCTGCTTAGCCTGCGCTGCAGTTTGAGCTGCCTGCTGGGCAACCTGAGCCTGCTGCTGAGAGTTTTGCTGGGCGACCTGAGCCTGTTGCTTCTGTCGGTTCTTACGCTTTACCATAAGAAGCCTTTCTGCTTGATTTACATCCTTCATGTTCCTCACAATCAAGGCGTCCTCAAGGTCAATCTCTTTCTGACCGAGCGCAACCTGAATGCTTTGCTCCAGATACTGCTTATCCTCTGTCTCCATCTCCTTCACTACCTGAACACCGAAATTGAACATTGGCAGATCCTTGAAAGACGTCAAGGCCGCCATGTTCTCCTTTCCGATAGCGTTTTCATAGGCCTTGGAGATAACGGACCCTTCGGGAATAATCTGAAGGCACTTAACGATATCGCTGCACACCTTTTTGTAAAGAATCATCGACGCATTCGTAATGTCGTAGATGGCATTGTTTCCTGCGGCGATAGCCTGCTGCCTAACACCAACCAGAGCATCACCTTTTGGTGAAGACGCATCCATGGCCTCGTTGATACCCGTAGTATCTCTAATGAGTCTCAGGTAGTGGTTGTAGAGAGCAATAAGCTCGTTGATATTTCTGATAGCATTGCCAATCTCCCTAATAGGGGGTGCTTGGCCAGTACCATCTGGATTCTTGCTTCTGTAGTAGAATACGCCAGTCTGCTCGTAAATATCGTGGAGGTCCAGAGGCTGAAGTTCTCCACCCTTACCGAGCTGAACATTCTCCAACCCCTCAATGTCGATGATAAGTCCATCAGGCTTTGCCTTAGCGATAGCCTGTTGAATCTTGAGGTGAGTCAGCTGAAGCATGTCGGCAAAACCAACGCAGCTATCAACCATGGACTTAGGCATCATTCTGTTGATGTTCGTAGACACCACAGAGTATGAAAGCTTTGCCCTAGACAGATCGTGGATGTTTCTGGGCATATTGGTCTGCTTACCATAGTTGATCAAGTGATCAGTCCCCATGATATAGATACCACCATAAATGCACTCAATCTGAAGCTTTTCTGGAGAAGCCTCAAACACACTATCCTTTCCGCCTTTTTGAGAGAAGCCCTGGTAGTAGAAGTTGCTATTTCCGAATCTATTCTTCTTCTCCTCGAAGAACATAGTATCAACGCTCAAGAACTCAAACTCAAGGATGTCAATCGTGTACTCGTCGTACTCGTACATTGTTCTATCGCCAAGGTCATCATACTGCGTAGCATTGCCGCTTACCCCAGTGCCCTTTGATTTCTGAGAAATCTTCTGGTAGTCCTCCTCGGACAACTGATCCCCAGCCATACGCTTAAGCTCAGAGATCGTAATGGTCTTGATGTGTCCAGCGTATACGAGGTCGTCAAACGAAGGGTCCTCCGTGTAGCTATGCACAAACTTCTCTGGATCTACATACTCAACACGAATGCCTATGTTCGGATCATTAGATCTCTTAACGACAGACATACCAAGGGCAACCATGTCATTAACGCAGCGTCTAAATATGCCGTCATTGAAATTGTTCCAGGAAAGCGTAAGGTTGGTTGCGATCTGCGCAGAGATCTCTCCGTCAGTCTTAACGTTGCTATCAAGGTAGATTTCAGCCTCCTCCATAGTCTCAGGCAACTTATCTGGATCGTCGCCCAAAATAAGCCCGCCTGTAGTTTCCTTCAGCTTCTTGAGCTCATCTCTAAGCTCTACCTGATTTTTAATTCTGCGCTTCTCGTTGTTCTTTTCCGACGAAGAGAACGGATCAATAGCCTCTAGGTTGGGATATGGATTCTTTGAAAGAATCTTGTTCACTACGATGCGAACAAATTTGGGGAGAATCGGTACTGGGGTGTAGTCCAGATTCATCAAGCTGCCGTCCCCTGAGTTGGGGTCGACATTGTTTAAAAGCCTCTTATAAATGGAGGTGTCCTGAATACCTAGCGAGTACTTCCTATTTCTCTGAAATACCTTCCTTCTCCGCTTCTGAAGCGAGTTCTTATCGGATGATCCCCTCCACTGGGCCTCGATCGCCTTCGCGTATTTCATCCCATACCTCTTATCCGCTTTTTTCTCAGCAGGAAGTAGAGGGTCAGGGAAAGATTTGTTGGCCTTAGAGTTGCTGTACATTTATCCCGATTATAGTGCAAATATAACAAATCATCCTATGGGCTTATAACGCCTAAAGAATTTGACTTCTGAGAAGTCTTTTTTTGGTTTTGCTTTGACTTTTTGCGCAGCGAGAAGGGCAAGCCCAGAGGAGATCGTAAGGTCAAACTTGGTTCTGTTGTCTATCTGAAAACCAATCCAATCCTCTAGGGTTCTGTTGAAGTACATGTTGCCGTAATCGCCAGTTTCTCTGTTAATACCAACATAGTCATGCACATAGGCCTCGATCGCATGAGCATGAGACTGAATTACATCCTGAGAGTTTGATGGGATACCCTTTGTCTTAACCTTTACGGCAGAGGAACCAGACGACAAATGAGATGGTCTATCCATTAGATATCCATCGTAACCCCTTGATTCAAAGTATCTTGCAATGCCGTACTTGTTGTTTTCAATCAACAGTGGGTAACCGTAGAAAAAGGCAGCCATCAGGCAGTCCTCGTAAAAAATCTTAGCCAAAGGCGGACGGGACGCATACTCCAGCACAAACATGTTCGATGGGTGCTCCATGTGAAACTTGTTGTACAGGTGTAGCGCTCCTTTCGACCCCCGTCCATCGACGGTGGCGTCAAGGTCGTAGGAGTCAACCCCGCCTACCCCCAGCTCTGCATTAGGTGGAATACGTTTGCCTCGATCTGTTAAAGATACATTTCTCATTTCCTTGGGTGGCATCCAAGAAACCCTAAACCTACCCTTGGCGTCTGGAGAGAAAATAACCTTGCTATCCTGAACACCGTCCTTCCATACGAAGTTGCCTCGAACAACGGGGTTTGGGAAAAGGTCGTCATTGTACTGTACCTGCTCGTAGATCTTACCGATGTTGAATACACTTCCCTCGATGCTGTCTCGGAACGCCTCGTCAGTGGTAAATGGGAACTGCCTAGTTACCTCGTTCAACTCAGATGGATCTCCCTTGAGGCTCTCTCTCTCGTTTTTAAGGTATGTTTTAGCACCAATGACAATGTCCTCACCATCTAGCCCCTCTACTGCTGATGGCGGATCATAAGACACGGCATTTCCAAACACATCAAAAAACCCTTCGAGGGATTTGTGGGCTGGGATAAAGAGGCGGTATAGTCCTGATATGGTTCTTCCGTTGGCGTTCCTTTCGGAGGGATCCGAATCTCTCCAAAGCTCCTTGTACTCCCTACCGCCTTTATCCATAGGGTTGACAGTGGACCCAACCAAGGCCTTGCCCACGATCTTTCTACCCACGATAAGACAGGTACGCTGGATTCTCCATGCGTCCCGAATATCCGTAGGCTTCTCCCACTTACCAGCCTCATCCAAGTACATAAGGTGAAGCTTCTCTCCGTCGTATGCGTTATTCGTGGTGTTCTTCCAGTTTATGACCGTATTAAGAGCCTCGCCCTTCTGCGCACTCTTATTCTTCTTCGTGATTCTCTTACTCG